ATCTGTACTGCTGCATAGTTTACCAGTAGCTGTGCATATACACTGCCGTCTGCAGTATGTTTGCCAAAGCGATTCTTTACTGGTGCAACCTTGAGTATTCCTTGTCCTGGGTCATAGCCCAGTGTAAGTATCAGTGCAGGTAACTGACTGACCTTTCCGTGAATTGCTCTACGATGAGGTGGGTTACTAGGTGACCCATACTCTGACTGTTCTGATACGTGATGAAGCACTAGGACACAGGCCTCAGTCTTGCGTGCCATATCGTGTAGCTCCATCATAATGGCTCTAAGTCCAGCCCACTCGTTGTCTGTCTCAGCAGTTATGTTCATCAAGTTATCAATGACAATCAACTCAGGTGGCTGTCCGAAGAGTTCAACGTAGGCCCTTATCTCCAACTCCAAATCGTCAATGTTTGGAGATGAATCAAAGACCCACTTGATGTGTGAAAGTTTGTCTAAATGTGCATTGTAGTACTGGCTATTGTCTGAAAGGTTTGCCTCAACTGTCACTTGTGAGTGACCAGATAGATGCGATACAGACCTCATCATTACTGTTGTTGTGTCAGTGTCTGCAGAAAAGAAAAGCGTAGGCACTTTGGCTTTGATTGCATAGATCAGAGCGAACATAGACTTACCGGCGTTAGGTGCAGCAGCGACCATACATACCTGGCCTCTGCGAAACTTAATGCCTTCTGCTTTCAATCCATCCCACACGTCCGGCAATGGTGTTGCTTTGGTAAGCACACCACTCCAAGCGCGGGAAAGATTAAGCACTCTTCCAGTCCTTTACTCTAATGTTGCTTCGTGTACGTAACAAGGTGCGTTCGTATTCTGTTAACCCACCCCAGATACCAAAGCGTTCATTCTTAATACCCCATTGAGCGCACTCAGTTCTGTGGATACAACTCCGACAGATTGACTTTGCATAACTAGGGTCTAGTAACTTACGGTTTTCTGGGTCATCTCTTTCTGGAAACCAAAAGTCTCCACCAATCTCTGCACATAGCGGGTTCTCGTATTCACGAGGCTCCCGCACTTGTTATCTAACCCAGATAGTGTCGCACTTGTCTACTGCACCCTTTGGCGCAGCACACATATAGCCCTTCCAAGGTCCCTTAGCTGATGTACCTGAGCGGAAGGCCATCTCTCCGTGTCGGCACGTGTGCGCAGCTCCATTAGATTGAACTGCTACTGGTTGTGCTTGTGGTGGTGTTTCAAATTGGCGTGCAATTGATTCAACAGTTGGTGCTGGTGCTGATGCACCACCGAGAAGTTCTCTACCTGTTGTTTTGATTAGAGTAGATACCATTGCTAGATCTGTTAGACCAACCTCTAGGTCTTTGACATCCTTTGCATAAAGATTGATGAGTGTTCCATCAGGCAACTTATAGTTGACCTGGAACTTTGTTCCTTCTACTGACATTTACTTACCTCCACTTTGTTTTACAGATAAGCGATGACTCTCAGCGCCTATCTTCTTAGGGACATACCCTAAAAGTTTCTCTACTTCTTCACTATCAACAGTCTCGCGCCCTCTGACAGTGCTCCAACTTACTTCGATACCAGAGTTAGTAACTCCTAGTAATCCTTCAAAGGTTGCCTTCAAAGAATCTTGTTCTTTCTCTAGCTCTTTAATCTGTAATGCTAACTGTAAATACATCAGTGCATTCCTGTCAATATCAGGATCTGCAATGACTACATCAGTCACTGGTGTACGTTCTTTTTTTAGACCAACGCATCCCATCTGCCCACTTGCGTCATAGAACTTACAATAGAACTGACAGTAACTTGCATCCTTCTCTGGTGCTGGTGCCTCTGCTGCTTCCTTAACAGCCGCTAGCCAACCGAGTGCCTCTAGTGCAATGGACTCATTGTAGTCTTCGGTATGAACCTTGACATCTCTTTCGTCCCCGTCCCTGGCAATTGCTACCAGTGACACTCGGTTGACCGCATAGCCGTTGTTAGCTAGGAGGTAGCCGTAAAGCTGTACTTGCCACCGTTGCTGTGTTGATGGAAAGTAAGAAAGGTTCCGGACCTTGCTTGTCTTCCAGTCAATGACATCACCAGTACCAGGTACAAAGCAATCAATGTGTGCTTTCATTCCATTGTATTCAGCTTCAACTTCTACTAATACATCTGGATTATCTGCTAATGCTCTTTCAATTTCTGCGTGAATAGCAGTACCCATAATCGCTGCAAGTTTTAATTCGTTATCGTTAGTTTCAGGTTGGTCATTAAGGCGATACCAAACCTTACGTCGGCAACCACCTACCTCTGATGGACCAATCTGTACTTGTGTAGAACGTGAACGCTTAGCATCTCCTGCACGTAGCGCAGTAAGTAATAGTTCTTTAGGATCAGTAACGCTCACTTCTTGTACTTCCAATCTACCCATAAATCAAATGCTCTGGCGATTAACATTCCAACCATTAGACCAACAAGAAATGTTGTCATTTAGGATTCTCCACTATCACCTTTGCAAAGTTCATACCATTACAGATACCTAAATAAAACTGACGGTCTTCACCTTGTTCATTATGAGCAAGTTTGCCATAAGGCTTACGCTTCTCTTCAATCTCTTGGGCAATCTTCTCACGTAATTCTGCTTCAAGAAACTGTGGCATAGCACTTAGTCTGCCCATATTCAATGCTTCGTTAATTGCGTAGTTCATAGTCTTTTCCATTAAAACTCCCACCCTACATACCAGAATAAGAAATCAACAGTCAGGTGGTACTTATCAACGTGAATACCAAAACCAACGCCACTGTTTTTACCACAGTAAAACCAATACTTTCCAATCTTCTTTTCCATAGCTCCTCCTAGAACCGTTCTTGTACCACCAACTGTAAAGGCTTACCAGTGTTAGCGTCAAGGACCGAAGCAATCTCTACGGCTCTACGGGCGTGTCTCTTTGAATAGGCTAGGTCCATATCAGGTTTGACAATTGAATACAGGTAGCCAAGAGCAAGCTGGCCCCCAGAACCAATGCCATACGCTCCGTGATTTGCTTGGAAAAAAGAGAGATCACAAGCAATACGAAAGATATTACCGTTAAAAGCAATGAGATAATCGAAGCCATCATCTTTGTCCACCTTGTTGTAGTCGTAGTTGTTGTCAGCAAATGCTTGAATAATACTGGGTATAACTTTCTTTCCCATAAACTGCGCTGGCTCTTCACCTTTATAGAGTGGTGGCTTCCAGTTATAGGAAAGAATATCGCCTGGCCTAGTATCACCTGAAAGACCAATGAGATACTTACCCACCTCAACTATCTTTGGCGTACTGGTGGCAAGGGTTACTAAGTTATCTTCTGTAATCTGTGAGTCAGCTACTAGAACCGCGTAATCAATACCTTCAAGCGCCGCGATAGTTGTCATACTAGAGAGCCTACCAGTCAACGGCGTGTCGCTACTAGGCGACACCCTACTGGGCGCTACAATATGAGCCGTGAGGCGAATTAAACAGGTGAGCGCCCTCAAGGGGCGCACCGACAGTAACCGTACAGTAACCCTACGGTTCCGTCTACCAACCCTGCCATCGTTTAGATGGCGTAGGTATGCCCTTCCTGAGCCTTTCGGGGCCGATTTAAGACAGTTAGGACCCATCCACGTATGTACTTGTGGGTGTCAGGTCTTTAACGTCTTAGCCAGCTTTGAAGATTATGAACTAGTCTGGTACTTCTTAGATGCAACCTGTGTTAATTGTGGCAATCTAGTAATTGTCCCTTGTCCAGTAGATAAAGATGCAGCACAAGCTCAGTAACCATAACGAAGAAGATCGCACTGCCACGTGCTCTGTTTGTGGTCCAACCAAGATGAAGCTACGAGATAAAACTAGACCATTGGCTGGTAGATATAGATGCCGTACCATATGGAAGATTAACTATAACAACACAGTCTATCCATACATTAGACATAAAGGCACTAAATGTCAACAATGTGGGTTCATACCAGAACACATCTCTCAGCTAGATGTAGACCACATAGACGGTGACCGCTTCAACAATGATCCTGTTAACTTGCAGACCTTGTGCGCTAACTGCCACCGGCTAAAGACCCACCTATCAGGGGATAGTAACTCTGGCATATTTTAGGCATAAAAAAAGAAGCCCACCCCTTTCGGGGTGAGCCTCTTAGTTTGCCTCGCGCTGATGGGTTACTTAGACCCACGACCAAACTCTGTAGATGAAGCATCTAGCCACTTGAGTACTGGACCAGCAAAGCCAGCTACTGCTGCCATTGCTAGTGTCTTGAGGTCTGTCTCACCTGCAAGGTAAAGTGCGATAGCAGAAGCTGCTGCAGCACGAAACCAAGTGAGTCCGATTTGTTTGAACTGTTCCATTGTATCCTCCTAGGGGGGGTTAGGATTTTGTACCGTGCATTTTGCAACAGGTACAAACTTCGGTCTTATATGCCTTCTTAACAGGCACTGGTTTTACATTGGCAATGATTTGATTAACAACCTTTGGCTGGTTCATCCACCAGAACCAAGGACTAGTATCGTCACCACAACCATCGTTAATAGAAATGTGTAAGTGTTTTGTGTGCGGGTTGCTACCAGTATAAGGGCGATTTCCAAGGCGAGCCTTGTCCTTCGACCAAATCTTCTTGTTGAAAATAAGGTACTTAACTCGTTTGTCTTCTTTAAGTTTTTCAAATATGTCACTACAGTCAACCCCACTTTCGGGGTCGTGAGTTAAATCAACTGCATACCCTGTGTTGTGGTCAGATGTTGGACTCTGTTTGATGTGTGCTGCTGATGGCAGTAGGCCATCCGAGGCTTTCTTGCGAGATGGCTTGATTGCTGTGGCTTGTCGAAGGACAGCAATAGCTGCAGGTGTGGCTTTCTTGGCAACAGGTTTCATTATTCTCCATCTTTCTTTTCCTTTGGCTTAGACTTCAATCCATTTCCTGCAAGTACTCCAGCAAGAGAACCAGTAAGAAACACACACAAGGTACTAACAAGATCAATAAATGCAGCATCGTTGGGTGCCTGATCTCCTAATGGTTGTGTGATAAATAGCAGCGCATAGAGCAACGCAAAGACAGAACCAGCAAACACAATGGCTAGTATGATTCCGATAGTTACAATCAGTCTTGCGTGTAAGTCTTCTGGACTTAACTTACTTCTTTGGTTCATCTAATACTCCAGGCAAAGTGTCTTTGGTACAGGTACCAGTAGGAATACATTGTGGGGGATTGCACTCAGGCTTTTCCCAGTTCTTAAACTCTTGGCAGGGATACCTAACCCAGCCTTGGTAACCGCAACCGCTAAGAGTTATTGCGAGCAAGAAGAATGCGATAAATCTCTTCAACTTGTCGCTCCAATCTGTTTACCGAATCTTTAACACTTGACCCACCATTAGGCTTGAGTTCATTAAGGTAATGCTTAACCATCCAGCGCACTGCGCCAGCAAAGCCACCGATGATTGTCATTACTGCAACAACTACTGTTGCGTAGTCTTGTGCTTGCATTATACCGTCCTGATAGTTACTAGTAACAATCCACCAAAACCGGTGAATCGTTTATCTGATGGTGTGTTATTTCTAAAATCCATTTCTTCAATGATGCCAAGGTATGACTCACCAGTTCTAAAGTCTTGAATCTGGATGGTATCTCCAGCATTTTCTATTAACTCTAGTTGTGACATACGATCATAGGCTGCGCCTTCAAAGCCAACCTCTACTCCGAAGTGGTCTGTCTCGTGGTCAAAGCAAGAGAGTGGGTACTGGATAAGTCTTTGGCGTGGTGTTGCAGGCAGGGAACGTATCTGATAACCAGTAAAGAGTGGTCCCTTGGTCACATCAGTTGTTGAACGAGATAGGGTAAATTGGAATCCAAGGTATTCTTGGGCAGTTTGTGGGTAACTGATATTGATTTGAGGCACTGCAGAGCCTTGTGAGAAGTTACCGATAGTGAAGAAGTTATCAAGCGAATCAACGGATTGGATTAAGACACCGCCATCTGTGGTATCCACACGAGCTTGCATCAACTTAAATATCTTTGTCTCTAGTGTGTTGTAGCGAATGTAACCAGTACGCAAGTAACCACTTGCTACTAGGCTGGTAGTTGATTCAGCCCAGGTATTATTACCATTGGTAAAAGCAGCTCTATCTGAGTTGCCAAAGAAGGCAACCTGAGATGCAGTGGTAGTAGTACCAGTTGCTATAAGGTCCCAAGCCCAAGGAAAGAAAAGGCTATTTGCTAGAACAGTAGTAGATAGATCCACACGAACTAGCCCTGCTGCACCATCTACAAGGGTTGCAATGTAGGCATAGCTATCTCTAAAAGCAATAGCGTTACAGGCAGCATCTCTAAAGAGCAGTGGACCATACTGGATATCTCCAGTTGCATCAGAGATACCTACTCTAAAACCTAGACTGGTAGCAAGGATTGCATAAGCGCCAAGGTATACATCAAAGTCATTAATGCGCTCACCTTGTGGCATATCAATAATAACGGTAGGTGTTAGTAGTTCTGGGAAACCTAAAGTGTTAGTGTTTGCAGGGTCTAAACTAATCTTAAAGACAGATGAAGATGTACCGTTAGGATCATAGCCTGATACATAGATAGCCTGTGGTCCTTCAGAGATACTAGACCAGACCCAAGAGGTATTAGGATGGGTAAAGAAAGCAGCAGGTAGCGCACCGCCACCGTGGTTGGCATCTAGCTCATAGAGGGCGTTATTGATAGCAGCGATAACACGTTGCTTAACAAAGCGAATAGTGGCACGAGTAGTGCTAGAAGCGTTGTATATTTCAGTATCGCTAGTAGTACCAGCAAGGTTACCTCGGTGAACGTGGGTTCCATTGATAAAGAAGTACTGCTTGCCATTAGTGGTAAGGCTAAAGATAGTAGATGCTGTGCCAGCCTGTGTGTAAGTACTAGATACAGCAGCGCTTGTAATCTTCTTTAGCGCAGTGCCATCTGTTACTAGGATACAGTTATCAGTGCCATCATTGACACCAATTAACTGTGCAGGTGCAGCACCAGCATAGAAGCTGGCTGTGTCATTGAGTAGGGTTGCCTGTCCTCTAGTAAAGACATCTAAGCCTTTAGACTCTGTGTACTGGAAGCGTAGCGACTCTTCTTGCTGTGGTTCAAAGAACTTAATGCCAGCGCCAAGGTGAAAAGATGATTGGCTTCGTAGCCACCAACCAGTCAGAGTCTGTTCTCCAGCCTCACGTGTCTGGTCAATCTGTTGCTTGCGATACTGAGCCGTTACACGGCGATAGGGTGCATCATCAGAGTTAAAAAGAAAGAACGGTAAACCAGCAACAGCGACATCGTAGGCTTCACCCGTAGCTGCATAAGTGGCAGAGCCAGAAGGATTGGATAGTACATACGGTATTCCCTCGGTAATATCATCGCCGTATGGCATCTATTCTCCTTATTCTAAAAGGTTGACTAACGATCTAGTTCGACCTTGTGCTAACTGGGTATAAATCTGGGTTGTAGCCACACTTGTGTGGCGCATAAGTTCTTTAACTGCAATCAAATCTCCGCCTGATTTCTCAAGCATTGTGGTTGCGAAGTAGTGGCGAAGACTATGAAAATGCTTAGCATCAGGACCTAAGATGCGACGCATCTCTTTGGCTGCCCTTGCTGAGAACTTGTTAGCAGTGACCTGCCATAGCCTGTCTAATGTCTTATAGGACATAATCATCTCAGCTACCTTGGGCGCTATTGGGACTATTAGGTCAGTCCCACCTTTGCCCTGCACACGTAGGCTGTAGCCCTCATCGTGCTCTATTAGGTCTGAGCCTTTAATCTTGGCAGCTTCCATAGCACGAAGGCCAACCATCCCACCTAGTACAAACCAATCGTGGTAGAGAGGCTTCGCCTCTGCTAGTAGTTTGGCATACTCAGCCTTAGTAACAGGCTTAGGTACACCACGTCCTGGCTTGACCTGTGGCAGTTCATCTGCTGGGTTGTTGCCATTGACTAGGTTCATCTTGTTAAGAGCCTTGTAGAGGCTCCTGTAGCGTGCTACATAGGTAGCCCTAGTGGACTGCTTAGTTACCCGTAGGATGACCTTCTCGACCTGCTCATAGGTAGCCTCAGCAGGGTGTGAACCCAAGCTCAGAATCAAGCGCCAGTCGTTCTTGAACAGTTGCTCAGAGAACCCACTG